AATTGTAGTTTTGGCATTAGTAAGCCCTGATTGCCACCGGCATTATCAGATGCTACTGTCATGTTGAACAATGATTGTGAGGCTGTTGCCATTTTATATATCTCCTGTTAATCTTATTTATCTTAAATAAACAGATAACCCCTTTCGGGGTTATCCTAGCTTATTATAATGATGCTATCTCACCTGTGTTTAGAACACGAACCGGGATGTAAATGAATTCAGCAGCTTTCACTGGTTCAAGTGCAACGTCAATCCAAAGTTCATTTCTATCGATTCTAGCTGGGGTGTTGTTACTTTCGTCACAAATTACCAAGTAGTCATAGATACCGCGTTTAGCGACCAAGTCAACCATCAATGTTTGAACAACACCTGCAATTTGATTGCGTGTTAGTGCATCGTTAGGTTCAAATACGAACGGTCTTGCTGCCAATGTTAATTGTCTACGTACATAAGCAATTAGTCGTGCAACGTTAGTTCTATCTAATGCGCTAGAACTGTTATAACTTGTCTTGTTACCATAATTTAGTAATCCAACGCCTGTGAAGAATACTAAAGGATTGATAAAGTTAATATACAATACATCACGAATACCAATTTGTGTCTTAGTAGTAACAAACTCGCCAGTAGTTGAATTAACATAACCAATATTTGTAGCATTGTCAATAATACCACGGCGTGTACCTGCTGCTGCCAACCAAGGATAGCTGATAGTGTCATTCTTCAAGAATGTACGTAACATCATGTGACTTGGAGGAACAGCAACTAAATTACCACTTAGATCACTTGTAATACCACTTGGATAGAACAAGCCTAGGTATGTGTTACGTGTTACACAACCTTCTTCACCTGTGCTTGTTGCACCTGCTGCGTTAGTTGCCCATGCTTGAATATCAGTAGCGTTTGGAGGCAATCTCATTGGTGTATCACCGATAATATAACCTGTTTCGCCGCGATCCGCATTCAATACAACCATGTTAGGTTGTAGTTCTGGATAGTTAGGCGTAGCCATCAAGTTGAAGAAGTTATCTTCGTCACGGATATCAGTATTAGTATCAATTGCTGCACGTAATGATTTTACAACCACTGCACGTTGTGCTTGACGACCCATATATGGACTGCCGTTACTTTGTAAACCACTTTCACTTACCCATGTATAGCTGAATTCAGGTAAATTAGTTGTGTTAGTAGGATCACCTGCATCGTATGGACCAGCATTTGGATAGTTCATACTTGTAAAATATCCAGTTGTGAATTGTTTTACATTGTATCCTGAACGGCGTGTGTTGAATAACAACATGCCAGTTGGATATGCTGCTGGATTTGGTGCATCTAAGTCAACATAATCACTAGTTAATAAACTCTTGATTGTTGGGATAGGATCATCAACTGGATTGATTGCACCAGAACTACCCCAACGTGCATCATAGAATGCTACACCCTTACTGCTAGTTTGATCGGCATTGTCAATCAATACCCATGTATTGATGCCGTCAACACTTTGCCAACGACTGATAACTGGATACATTTCTAAATCAGTTGTATTGATCCATAAGTCACCGTATACTAAATCTGTACCATCACTTTGAGTTGTTGGTTCAGTTGCAGCAATGATAGGACCATTTGGATCTGTTGAATTACTACCAGATGATGATGGGAAACCAGTGCTATCATAATTTACCATTCCGTAACCATTCCATTGACCATTGGCCTGTACCATGATATCAACTTGATTGATAACACTATAGAACCAGTTTGTACCGTTTGTTGGGTTTGCTACTGGAGCACCTTCATTAGCTGTAAAGTCTAATGCTACCCAATTACTACATTGAACACTATAATTGACCTGAGGCATACCTGAAACAAATGCTGCTGCAATTGCAGGACCAGTTGAGCCGCCACCTGATATAGCAGTAATTTGAATTACTAAATCATTATCGCCACCAGCGGAACCGCCTAATTGATCACCATTTATAGTTATTGTATCACCTATTGCATATCCAGAACCATTAGCTATTATACCATCACCTTGTAAAACATATTGATCATAGATAGCATAAACAGAAACTGTAGCACCTGTACCTGTTCCGGTGTGAGCGTCAGGAGTTAACCCACTATATAGTTGCGTGTATACTGGGCCGTCTTTAGTAAAAGTAGTAGTATTAGCTATAAATCCAGCTTGATCCAACACACCTGCACTAAACCCTTGATTAGAGCCTGCAGTTGAAATAATATCACTCAATATAATTACTCCACCCTGTGTGTGAACCAATTGGATTGCACCGTCTGTAGTAATATTTGCAGTAGTATTAGGTATAGCTGAACCTAAGAAGTTTGTAACAAAATCTGTACCAGTATTACCATCACTAATTGTAAATGAATAGCTTGCTAAAACTCCAGAACCCGGACGACTTACTTGTACTCTAACTGTTGCAGGACTAACGGTAAGTCCACTGAATATTACATCTGTTGTGGTACCAGTTACTACCATCTCGCCGGCGGCTGCTCTTTCCCATAAGAATACAGGACCTGCATTAAATTGATTATTGTAATTATATTGTGCATATACTTCACCTGCTGAAATCAATGAGCCACCTGTTGGATCTAATAAAACATTAACATTCCAGTCAGACATAGATAATCCTACATTTTTTGCACTCCATGATGCAGTTGTAGTACTATATCTAGATACTGATGGAACTAACCCTGATCCAGAAGAACCAACTTTCATCCATATAGAACCAGTTGGACGAGGAGTTGTTTGACTACTTGACCACAATGGCATTTGTGATGAAGTACCATATTGTAATAACGGTTGATAATAATTTGTAGAAGCAGCTATACCCATATCTTCAACCGCTGTTCCAACAACATCAGAAAATGATATGTAACCGGTACTAGTAGTTTGAGAAGAATTAACTATTAATCTACCTGAACTTACTCTTGCTGATAGAACACCTAAACTTACATCATTTATAGCGGCTGCAACACCTTCTACTGTGTTGTTAGGTGAGTTAGGAACTGTTATTTTAACATTGTAAATGTTACTAATAGTAATATTGAAACTATCATTGTATGTTAATACTGGATTACTAACTGTTCCTTGAACTGTAGGAATAGAACTTAACCATTCTTGACTTCCTAATTCTACCCAAGTATTAAGATAATTCTTTAAGAAGAATTGTGGGGTGCTTGTCGGTGAATCCATACCAGTTACTGTAGCGTTTACTGCATAACTGCCGATAGTACCGATACTATCTAATGGATATCCACCGTTTAATGCTGCCATATCACTAATAACGATAGGATTTACTGTAGCAAACTGTCCAGTTGTTTGATTGAAAACATTAATACCCCATGTAGAATTAAGTGTGTCTAACCAATATGCGCCGTTTGCAGGTGCACCAGTTGGTCGTGCTGTTTGTCCCACTAAACTTGCTAAATCAATATCAGCACGTAATACATAACAACGGTTAGTAACGCCTAATAATGAATACGCTGCTAATAAACCATATTCATTTAATTCGTAACCTTGAATTGGTGTTCCAGCAGTTGTAGTATAGAAGAATGGTGTTCCATACAAACTTACTAAATCTCTTTGGCTTGTAACTTGATACAACTTATTTGCATTTGCAGCAGTTGTAGCGGGTGCTACTCCTGTACCTGTTGGATTGGCTTTGTTTTGCGCTGTAGCTAATACTACTAGCGGAACAGAACCAGCAGCCGCTGGTAAATATTGACTCTGGTCAATGATCGTTACTTCTACGCCGGGTGATGTTAATGCCATTTTATTTTTCCTTTATGTAAAATTTTGAGGTTTACTACCTGATTGCATACTATTATTTATTAATAAATTCAAAAAAGTCGGTATTAGCGTACCTTCGAAGGTTACAGACTAAATATAAGATGTTGAATGAACGTCCAATCTGTAAACAATGTAATAAGAATCATACCGCTATAAATTATAAGCGTGATGGGGTTACACATTACAGAAGTACATGTGATGAATGTGGTAGAAAGAAAAATAAACTAACGCCCAGAAAAGCTAACTGGACTAAAAGTGGATACAAGAAAAAAGCCACATGCGATTTATGTGGCTTTAAAAGTATATTTACAACACAAATAACTGTTTTTTATGTTGATGGTGATTTAGAAAACACCGAACAAATCAATCTACGCAGCATTTGTCTAAACTGCGTAGAAGTTGTTAAAAAGAAAGAAGTTACTTGGCGGCGCGGTGATCTACAGATTGACTATTAATGATACCATACATGGTGTTGTGTAACTCATCAATGGTTCCGTTGTTTTCTACAATAAAATCATAATCTAACCCTACACTACTGTACTCACTAGCATGAATATTTAAATATTCAAGTGCTGCTTTATCACCCAATCCTCTATTATATGCCACCGCAGTATCATGCCAAATTGGATCTGGACCTCGTTTTACCCTGAGTACAATTCCACCTGCATTTTTAATAGCAGCTACTTCATTTGAAAATCTACAGTCTGTGATTACAACATCTTCTTTGGTGTTTATTAATTTGTTCTCTAAACTTGCTACCCAAATATCATTGTGAAAGTGATTGCGACATACATCAGTTCCCCAATACTGTAGTATCCATCGTGGGGTAATATCCATTCCCAAACGATTGCTCCACCACTCATCTTTCTGTTCACGCCAAACTCTGCTGGCTTTTGTTGTGCCTTCTAGGTATTCACGATTCCACCCAAAGATTACTGCTATTGCATCTTTAAGACTAGATGCAAAACTGATACGTTTAAATCCATGATGTGTAGTAAGATAGTCGGCAATAGTGTCCTTGCCCGACCCGATTAGTCCGGTGATTCCGATAATCATATATGAAAATGCTCCTGTAGTACTTATTATACTACAGGAGCAACATAATAAAAAGTATTTAGGTTAGCCTTGGACCCATGTCAAGGGCTGTGAATAGTCTACATATTTCTTCAATTCTTCAATCAATAATTCCATTCCAGCTTTGCCTTCTGCTTTCATAGCAGTACCATTCAATGTTGTACCGCCACCTGGACCTGCAATAGTGCCAAATTTCTCACGGGCTTCACCAATCATAACTTTAAGATTTGCTAAAATAAAGTCACCAATCCATACACCAGCACCCGGATCTTGTAGTAATATTTCTTCTGTCTTTTGCACATCGGCCCATATCAATACACGCTCACCTGATCCTTTTGGATCACGAACAATACGCAATATCTTGGACACTGGGTTGAATGTGTATGTTACATAACCACCGAACATACGTGCAGCTAACTCAACATAACCTGCATAAAAGTCATATGTTGCCATACCACCTGCATAGTTATAGTTCAATAAGTATGTGTTTAGGATCGCACTAGAGAACGGGTCAAAACTACTACTTGATGGTCCAGTTTCTAAACCAATTGTTCTACGGAAAATACTTCTTACATTGATAAACTCAGCAGGAAGAGTGTAAGTATCTACATTCTTTTCAATGGTCATTAGAATATAAGATTCTTCCGTAGCGGCTTGTGCCCGTTGACGATAGACCTTAATAGCGTAGTTGTACGCTGCCTCGTAATGTTGAGGATCCAATTCAATATCAATCATCCCGTCACCAAGACGATATCTAAGATTACTGAATAGTGCCTCTTTTAACTCTGATAAAGTTAACCCAGTCGGGGTTGAAAGAACAGAAGCGGTTGGATATGTTGACATAAGTGTTACCTAATAATACTATTTATCAGGAGACTTATGGATTGGGAGATTTGCCCTTCATAAACCTTAAGAAAGGTACTTCGTCATAATTATATACTGATGGTGCATCGGGACGTAAATGAGTATACCCATTAGGGGAATTTTTTTCACACACTGGACAAATCCATCTTTCCCCCATGTATAAGATTAACCAAACATGGCAATCATCACAAGTAGGAGGACCTAAACCCATTACAGGTCTCCGTCTTTACGATTTTCGCTGTAAAATGCGTCAAACTTTCCACCGGGATAGCGTGACTCTAGCTTGTGTATATTCTCAGCAATCACTTCATTGGGGTCAAGGTTTAACGCACGACATGCATTTACCCAATACCACATAATGTCACCAAGTTCACGTTTCATGTGAAAAACATTTTCATCGGTCAATGCTTTACCCTGAAAAATGATCTTCTTGGGCACTTCAATAAACTCGCCACTTTCCGCTGCTAATCCAAAACATGCAGTAATTAATAACGGGATGTTAACATCAGGACCATGCTTCATCTGATTGTCTGCTAAGTCTAGTTCGTAGTTAGCATCTAACCTATCTATCGTATCATGGAACGTAGTCAAGTCATTGCTTGCTTGACTAGTAACTGCCTCTACAAACTCTTGGTATTTGTTTAAATCAATTTTCATGGTGTTGTTGCAGTATCAATTCCAATGACACCTCCCAAGAAAATCTGCAACCAACCATTTGCACTTTGTCCGCTAGCAAGCAAACTTAACCCGCTCAAAATATTGAGTCCGGCAACTGTATATCCAATCGTTTTACGGTTACGATCAAACCATATAAAAAATTTATCTGTCATACATAATCCTTAAACATTTCTTTTCTTCCTGCTACACCCAATTCAACCTCTAATATCTCTTTAGACCTCTGCATCATAGCACAGGCTAACATCAATATTTCATTTCTGTCATCGGTCATTGCTATTGACTGGTCAATCATAACCATGATCTCCGTCATTCGTTGTTGTAGCTCTTGTTTGTTCATTTTAAAACGCTTTCAAAATAATCATGTTCTCGTTGAATCTACCATTCGGGACTGCTCCCACTGCTTTGATATCTTTGAAATATTTACGTGCCGCGGGCTTGCTCCCCATGACTTCTTTGATTTGCTCTCCGGGCTTACGTAATGTTTTCATCTCACTAGTATTTGCATCAAACCCTAGCAATGTGTTACCCTTAACACTGAACACTTTGCTATAATCGTCAGCAATGTAGTGATGTAATTTACGCTTACCAGTATCATAAACCCATGCTTCACTTGCTCCGTGAAGTTTCGTAGGATGTACACTAACTAAATCAAGTTTAGATTGAACATCCTTGAACAACTTCAAGTATTTCAGTTTAGCAACA